GGACTTTATACTGAACCCCCCGGATTGTAGTGTGATGGACTCGTCCACGAAGTGCTGTAATCTTAGGTGTTGTACGGAGGACAGCCCAGACTGCGGAGTTTCCAAGACAGCACAGTACGTTTGGCCGCACTTTGGAGATCTCGTCGTAGAGTCGCTCGATCTCGTAGGCGAAGTCACTGATGACGTATCGTCCGGGGAATAGAGCGGGGAAACCTGCGATCCCATTCTTCATCTCCATTCGTTGGGTGAAGTTCTCTATCTTGTTGTCAGGAGGCCGGGAGAAGAAGACATTGGTCATCCAGCAAGAGGATGGATCGATCCCGGCCTGATGCAGCATTCGTCGAAGCTCTTTGCCTGAGGCTCCGACGAATGGCGCTCCCTGCATCATCTCCTCCATGCCCGGAGCTTCCCCAATGAGAAAGATCTTGGCATCCTTGGGACCGCTTGGCCGCATGGAGGGATAGATGATATTCATTGCTCTTCTAGCAGGCTCTGTTCGTCGATCTCTATGTCCGTGGCCTCGGCATTTGCCTCGTCCTCTGCTTCTCGGTCCATAACTGATCGAGCCTCAGTGGTTCCAACCAGAGCACATTCTCCCGCAATCGCCATATAGGCAGCTCCGTCCACGTAAGTGTCTTCATGGACAATTGGACCTGTTGCAATTCTCGCGATCTTCGAAAGAACCTGATCCACCGCCTCATGCTCACCTGGTCCAACCCGTCGTGGACTTTTGGCAGCGTACTTAAAGAAAACCCTTTTGAGTTCCCCGGCGCAAGCCATGTTGATCCGTGGGTCTCCATAGACAAGTTCCTTTGCTCCGGTTGTGAGGCGAACGGAGGAAACGAGGATCTTAGCTCGCGGTGACATTGGAGGTTTCTGTGTGTTCACTGCTTTATTACCTTTCCTGTATTGTGCCCTGACATGTTAGCATTTTGCTTGTGTGTCTGCCAAGACAAGTGCCTCTTATTTATGCAGCTGGAGTGATGGCAGCTGTGCGCTGCTTCATGGTGGAACGATGGTGCTTCTCCATGTATCCGAGTGCAGATTACCCTTGTCACGACTATATTTCCTGATCTAGTAAACATCCTAGGATATCCCCTATGCGACACGCTATAGGGCCATAAGATGCATTCATCAGTCTCCTGTTGTAATGCTCTCTCGAGGAATTTCTGTGGTAGTCCCCAACTGGTCATGTAAATTCTCCCTTACTAGTAGCTGATTGAGAGATTTTTTACGACGGAAACGGTCTAACTCTAGAACCGCCTCTGCATGGAACTTCGAGTCTTTCTCAATGCCAAAGGTATATGCTGCTCCGAGAGCTTCAGCGGCTCTAAGAGATGTTCCGGACCCACAGGTTGGATCAAGCACCCTACTTGTGTTAGAGACAAACATTCCGAAGAAATGTTCAAGTACCGGCTGAGGCTTCTCAGATGGATGGATTCCTCTGGAGATTGGAGCACTATACACGTCGCTGACTGTTCGCACAATCTTTCGATCTCCTCTGCTAAGGACGAATGCTGTCTCATAGATATGCCTGGGACGCCGGCTAGGATCGGACACCACTCCGGAGTTGTCGGACTTGTGCCAGATGAGAGGGATTCGGAAGCATCGGAGGTCCAGGATCTTGGAGTATTGTCCAAAGTAGCTGAGGACGTCACTTAAAAGCTCCGTCTGAAACCAGACCATCAAGTGAGCGGATGGTGCGATCACATTAGAGCAAGAATCCAGAAGGGCTTGACAGAGAGACCAGAATATCTCAGGCGAATCTTCGTATCTGGATAGATCCCCTCCTGCGTTGATTTGGGATCCCTCTCTTCCTGCGCCTGCTCCGTATGGGAAGTCGCAGTGGATGAAGTTGAATCTCGGTCCGTCATAGGTCTTGCTCCATTCAAAGAAGTCGCCAAGGATCAGGGTGTCAGTAGCGGGAGGGACAGGAACTCGTAATTCTGCCCCTCCCACTACTAGGCTCAACGGAGGAGAGGTACTCCCACTTCCTCTTCCCGGAGCCTCCGTTGGTGCTTGGTCATTCCTCCCAGAGACCAGCACCGACTCACCAATTGAGGTAATCATATCGTCAAACGTTCTGTCTTGTTGTCGTTGGAGTATAGCGAACGCAGTAGATAACGACGCAGCTTCTGCGATGGTGTGGTCCTTCTCCATGGCATCAGCAAGAGCGAGGTACCGGGAAATCGACTGGGTAGTGACGCCGAGACGCTCGGCAGTCCGGGTTTGACTCCACGCTTCCGGGCTTCTTGCCTCCAAGCGACGATGAATATCTGCTGCAGCTTCGCAGCGCTCTTGCCACGTGAGGTCCGATCTTTTGACATTTTCCTCTAGCTCGATGATCTTGGCATCGTCTGGGGACATGCCCTCGATGTCCGTGACAGCAATTACCTTCCGGTTCAGGAACCTATGGGCAGTGAGTCTCCGCTCCCCGGTTACGAGGATACACCCAGCACGGACTACAATAGGGTTTATCAGTCCTCTGGTTTCGTAGAGAACTTCGGAGTTCTGGCTAATGGACGCCATGAGGTCTTGAACGGACTCCAGCGTTATCTTCTTACGCTGCCGTTCTTCCACAATTATTTCGTCAACAGGGACTAGCCGCATCTGTTATCTCCAGCTAAAAGGGGGACCGGATACCGATCAAGGTCCGGTCCCCAGAGAGGGCTACTCAGCCTTCACGTAGCCCCGGATATTCGCATAGATCCGGGTGGGATCTTTGTCTGACGTCTCGTGACCGATGGTAGCTACTACCTGCTGACCGACAGCCGCGTCGATCGATTCCCTCGTAGTCTCTTGCAGGCAGCCGACGGTCTCGAAGAACTCCCTTAAGCGGAACATTGCATCCTCGGTCAGGTAGAACTGATCGCGGAGCTTGATCTTGGCAAGGTCGATCCCGTCAAGAGCCTCTTCTGGTACTGAGGCCATTGCATCGACCACACCGTACTGGAACTCCACGAAGGGAGTCTTCTTCTGGCTAGACTGACCATAGCTCTTGCCCTTGATGACGAGGAGATATTCCCCCTCTGGCGCGACTGGAGGCCGTTCGAACGATGCAGGGTCTTTATCGAGTAGGGCGTTAAAATCTGGCATTTTGCCGTTCCTTTGCCGTTGACGTTTCACTAGTCTCAGGACCATTGCGGTCTTGAGGAGTTTACTCCGCTGCCTTGGGAAGATCACCTGGCTTCTTCCCTCTGACATCGAAGAAGTACTCCGCGAGTCCGTTCTTCAGCTGGTATCTGTCGCTGACTTCCAGACTCTCGGTCTTTAAGTCTACATGGTCTATTGGCTTAGTGTAGATCTCACGCTTTGACGCCGCGCCAGTTCCAGTGTTACGAACAAGCAAGCAGCTGTTAAAGAAGCGTGGAACCTTAGGAGAGAAGCTTCGTCCCACTGCCGTAGCTGGATATCCGACCTGGATGTCACTGTCTCCAGATCCGAAATAAGTGATGTGGGAGGTACAAATGACATGGCACTTTGTCTCCTGAGAGTAGAGCTTGAAGAGGAAAGCTTCTACAAGATCCTGTGCTGCTCCCCAATCCTGGATCTCCTTTGGAGCCGAGAGCCTGTTGGCTAGCTGGAGGATCCAGTTGAAGGCAGCCTTGGTTGCGAAGTTCAGACTATCGACCACGATCACATCGTCGAGGGATTGATGCTCCGTGGTCCACTTCGTCAGAATGTCCATCCCCTTGGCCCAAGCCTGGACCTTACCGGGGATCACCTTCGCTCCAACGGATTTGTAGACGTCTGTTAGGGTCTCGACTTCGATCCTCTGCAGACATTCCCGTTCAGCACGGAGGATGTTCCGCAGAATTGAGGTGCCTCGATCGAAGTCGAGGATGTGGAGTCGGTAGCCAGCTCTCGCGAGGGACGCTAACGCGCCGGTTTTACCGCTTCCACTGTTGCCGATGAGAAGCACCTTCATCGGCTCTTCTATGTCTGGAGAGTCAAGGGTTGGCATGAGCGTGTTCCAATCTGGCTTTAATATAGCCGAAAGCGTGGTGGTACTCAGTTGTTCCGCGGAGCCTATGCTTCCGCCGACGGACCTGAGTGACGTAGGAAGGATCTCTCCCAAGGAACGAGGACACCGCAAGGTGCGGTA